TGCCGATGCGTACCGGGCGTGACGTGTTTGGCGCAGCGATGGCGGTCGAAGAGTCAGCCGCAAAAATTTTTGAAAACGGTATTCAGACGTCAGGCTTCTTTCTTTCAAAGAATCTGCTGACAAAAGAGCAGCGACAGAAAAACCGCGAAAACCTTAACCGGTTCGTTGGATCAAAAAACGCGGGCAAGGTGATGGTACTTGAGGGTGATATGTCCTATCAGGGCATTACCCTCAACCCTGAAGATGCTCAGATGCTTGAGTCACGATCATTCAGCATTGAGGAAATCTGCCGCTGGTTCCGCGTGCCGCCCTTTATGGTTGGTCACGTTGACAAGCAGAGTAGCTGGGCATCGAGCGTTGAAGGCATGAACCTGCTGTTCCTGACTAATACGCTGCGCCCGATGCTGGTGAACATTGAACAGGAGATATCACGCTGTCTGCTGAATGGTGATGAAGACTTATTCGCTGAGTTCTCTGTTGAAGGTCTGCTGCGTGCCGACAGTGCCGGACGCTCCGCTTATTACACCACCGCGCTGCAGAACGGTTGGATGTCACGCAATGACGTGCGCCGCCTGGAAAACCTGCCACCAATTGAAGGCGGTGATATCTACACCGTTCAGCTTAACCTGACACCGCTTGAAGACTTACGCAAAAACAGCACCGCCGCAAGGGCCACAATTTTGCGAGAAGTTCACAACGCCGTTTTCCCGGACATTCCTTTCGAACAATCACCGCTTAAACAGGCGGCTTAGGAGCATCCCCAATGACAGTAAAAAGTCTTCCGGCAGCGCCGGAGGGGCGGCCTTTTGCGCGCGAAAATCGCGATCTGCCGTCTTCTGCAATGGATCGCTGGAACGGCAGCATCAAGGCCGCAAAGAGTGATGACAACAGCATATCCGTGTTCGACGTCATTGGCGCTGACTGGTACGGCGACGGCGTCACTGCCAGCCGTATTGCTGCCGCGCTCCGCTCAATCGGCGGTGCTGACGTCACCGTGAATATCAATTCGCCGGGCGGCGACATGTTCGAAGGCCTGGCGATTTACAACCTGCTGCGTGAGTACGAAGGGAAAGTCACCGTTAAGGTGCTGGGCCTCGCTGCTTCTGCTGCGTCGATTATCGCGATGGCCGGTGATGAGGTGCAGATTGGTCGCGGTGCATTTCTGATGATCCATAACTGCTGGGTCTACGCGATGGGCAACCGTCACGACCTGCAGCAGATTGCGGCGGATATGGTGCCTTTTGATAAGGCGATGAACGATATCTATAGCGCACGAACCGGTCTGGATGCGGCCACAATCGACGCGATGATGGATGCCGAAACTTACATCGGCGGCAGCGATGCGGTTGAAAAAGGTTTTGCGGATCGCCTGCTGTCAGCAGATGAGATTGCAGATGGCGACGACAGCCCTGCAGCTGCTCTGCGCAAGTTGGACGCGATGCTGGCAAAAACCGACGCACCGCGCTCCGAACGTCGAAAACTTCTTAAAGCTTTAACCGGCGGCAAGCCAGGCGCTGCTGCCACCCCTGAAGGTATGCCGGGCGCTACCGACGAAATCAACCCAGAAAATATTGCACAACTTAAAAACGCGCTGGCCGCGTTCGGCAAATAAGGATTAACAATGTCTGAAGTAAATGAAGTTCTGAAGCAGGTTACTGCCAGCATCAACGAAGCCAGCGGCAAGTTTAACGCGAAGGCTGAAGAAGCGCTGACCGAGGCGAAAAAATCAGGCTCACTGTCAGCGGAAACAAAAGCGGCAGTGGATAAAATGGCGAGTGAGCTTAACGCCATGCGTGAAGCAGAAAAAACGCTGAAGGCTGCACTAGGTGATCTGGAGCAGCACGTTGCTCAAATGCCGCTGGCTAATGCGAAAAACGTTATCGAAACCGTTGGCGGTCAGGTTGTTTCTTCCGAAGCACTGAAAGCTTTTTCAGCCAGCATCGAAGGCAATAAGCGCCTGAGCATCCCCGTTAAGGCGGCACTGCTGTCGGTCAACGTGCCAGGCCAGATCGTTGCACCTGACCGCCTGCCAGGTATTGATCAGCAGCCAAAACAGCGACTGTTTATCCGCGACCTGATTGCACCGGGCCGTACTGAGTCCAACACCATCTACTGGGTTCAGCAGACTGGCTTCACCAACAATGCGGCGACCGTCGCTGAGAACACCACAAAACCTTACAGCGGCATCACCTTTGCGGAAAAAATCACGCCGGTCCGAACCATCGCGCACCTGTTCAAGGCCGCTAAGCAGATTCTTGATGACATGCCGCAGTTGCAATCGACAATTGACGCCGAACTGCGCTACGGCCTGAAGTACGTTGAAGAGCAGGAGATTCTGTTCGGTGACGGCACCGGCACTCACCTGAACGGTATAGTTCCGCAGGCATCTGCATATGCTGCTGCCTTCAGCGTGGCGAATCAAAGCGGTATTGATGATCTGCGACTTGCTATGCTGCAGGCGCAACTGGCGCGCTTCCCGGCGTCTGGCCATGTTCTGCACTTCATTGATTGGGCGAAGATCGAGCTGACTAAGGATTCGCTGGGTCGTTACATTCTGGCGAACCCGGCAGCGCTGACTGGTCCTACCCTGTGGGGGCTGCCGGTTGTCGCGACCGAAGCGGCTGCCTTCCAGGGTAAATTCCTGACCGGCGCATTCAATGCCGGTGCGCAGATTTTCGACCGCGAAGATGCCAACGTGGTTATCTCCACTGAAAACGCCGACGACTTTGAGAAAAACATGATCTCAATCCGTTGTGAAGAGCGTCTGGCGTTGGCCGTTAAGCGTCCTGAAGCGTTCGTTTACGGTTCCTTCACCGCACCTGCTGCAGCTGCGTAACAGCAACGGCGGCCTCCGGGCCGCCTTTCCGGGAGTTACATATGAAACTGCTTTTGATTAAACCGAATTACTTCGGCGGCACGGTCGTGTCCGAAGGCAATACCATTGAGACCACAGAACAGCACGGTCGCGAGCTGATTAAGCTGGGCTATGCCAGTGAGGTGGATGACAGCGCAGCGGAGAAAGCGGCAACTGAGGCGAAGGAAAAAGCCGAAGCCGAAGCGCTTGCGAAGTCTGAAGAAGAGGCCAAAGCAAAGGCCGCTGCTGAAGCCCAGGAAAAAGCGGATGCTGAAGCCAGCGCGAAAGCGGCAGCTGAGGCGAAGGAAAAAGCCAAAAAATAAGGCGTTGTCATGCTGCTGACACTTGAAGAAATTAAACAGCAGTGCCGACTGGAGAGCGACTTCACGGAAGAAGATCGGCTGCTTGAGCTTTTTGCACTGGCAGCTGAGGCAAAGGCGGTGACCTACCTCAACCGCAATCTTTATAAAACGGTGGCAGATATTGCACCGCTTGATACGGACGGCATGGTGATAACCGAAGATATCCGGCTTGCCCTGCTGATGCTGGTCAGTCACTGGTATGAGCATCGCAGTTCAGTGTCAGAGCTGGAGATGACGGAGACGCCGCAGGCGTTTGAGTTCCTGCTCTATTCGCGGCGTCTGCCGGTGTCGGGGTATTAGCATGCAGCGACGCTCATCAAATACCAGTGCCGTTTACACGCTGCCCGATCCCGGCGAGCTGAATAAGCGTATCCACCTGCGGCAGCGCATCGACCAGGCCGCAGCGGATTACGGCATAGAGCCGGTCTATCAGAATGAAAAGGACGTCTGGGCGAAGGTGCGGCAGGTAGGTGCTACCACCTATCATGAATCAGTTCAGGCTGACGAAACCATAACCCACTATATGACGATCCGTTATCGACGGGGCATCACTTCAGATTTTGAAGTGGTTTACGGCGGTTATGTATATCGCGTTAAGCGCCTGCGCGACCTCAACTCAGCCGGTCGTTACCTGCTGCTGGAGTGCGAGGAGTTGAGGGCTGTGGACAGCGACGGAGAGATGTATGGCTAAGCCGCTTCTGCACGTTGATTTTCAGCAGCCCAAAGACCTCGTTTTTAACCGGGCAAAAATGCGCCGCGCCTTCATTCAGATTGGTCAGGTTCACATGCGTGATGCCAGGCGTCTGGTCATGCGTCGTGGTCGTTCCGCTCCGGGTGAGTATCCGGGGGTCAGGACTGGCAGGCTGGCGCGGTCCATCGGCTATTACGTTCCTCGCGCATCAAAAAGTCGTCCGGGCCTGATGGTGCGCATCGCACCAAACCAGAAGCGGGGCGAGGGAAACCGCCTCATTGAGGGAGATTTCTATCCTGCATTCCTGTTCTACGGCATCAAGCGCGGCGCTAAGCGCAAAAAGAGTCACCACAAAGGCAAGTCCGGCGGTAATGGCTGGCGCGTTGCCCCGCGTAAAAACTATATGACCGAGGTGCTGGAGGCGCGCAAAACATGGACGCGCTATGTGCTGACACGTGCGCTGCGTACCTCCCTGCGCCCTGAAAGGAAAAAGAAATGAAGCTATCACTGGTGATCGCCGCACTACGGGCGCGATGTCCGATGTTCACGGGTAACGTAGCCGGGGCGGCTGAATTCAAAGCTATCCCCGAAACCGGAAAGATGCGTCTGCCGGCGGCGTATGTCGTGCCGACAGAAGACGTCACTGCAGAGCAGAAGTCTCTCACTGACTACTGGCAGAGCGTTACCGAAGGATTTGCGGTGGTAGTGGTGCTGGACAATACGCGCGATGAGCGCGGTCAGGCAGCCGGATATGACGCCGTGCATGATGTCCGGCAGCAAATCTGGAAGGCGCTGCTGGGCTGGGAACCTGACGCCGACGCTGGACCG